CGAACCATTCGGCATCGTTGACTATCAGGCCCAAGATGAAGATTTCGGCAATCTTCGCGTCCGGCTGGCGACCTCGAGTGACGAACTCAAAGATATGCGCATCTTCCCAAACAAGTTACAGCATAACATCTACTTCATCTTTCAGCCCGACCTAGATAAACCTTACACAAAAATCAAACTGCTGACCGAAAAGCCGAAGCCGGACTGCGGCTAGCCGTAGTGATGCCGGTGGTCGACTTTTGGCATTTATTAACTTCTTAGATAAATATATATATAACCATGCCTATTAAACTAAACATTTTAGAACCTGTTAGGGATCAAAGAGAAGATATTATTTATAAAGATATTGATTTAAATGTTAACGTAGGTATAGTTAGAGGTGATAATGCTGCAAGTCCAGAAAATTTAAAAGATTTAAATACATCAGTAAATTTTGAAGCAATTAAAAATTCATTAATAAATTTAATTACTACATTCCCTGGTCAAAAAATATTAAATCCAGAATTTGGTATGAATTTTGGTGATCTTCTTTTCTTACCGGTATCTAAAGCAAGAGCTACAGTTATCGGTGAAACGATAAACAATACATTTGTAGGTTTTGAGCCAAGAATACAAATTACATTTATTGAAGTTGTTGCTGATATCGAAAACCAAGAATACGAATTAAACATTGAAATTAATATACCAGAGTTTAACAATAACCCTCTCAACTTAAAAGGTCGTTTGAACAAATCTGGTTTTTATAGTTATTAATTAAATATAATTATGGCATTAAAAAATTTAACCGATTTTACTTTATCAAGGGACGGATACGCTGCTTTTGATGCAAAATCACTGAAAGAATTAATTCAAACAAGACTTAACCAGGGAGGTATATATACTGACCAGTCATTTGAGGGTAGTAATATGTCATCTATTATTGACGTTATTGCATATAGCTACCACTTGTTACTTTTTTATCTAAACCAGACTTCAGCTGAAACTACATTTACCGATACTAGCATATATGAAAATATGAATAGAATCGTTAAGTTGATTGATTATAAACCAAAAGGTTTTCAAACATCATTACTTTCTTTTGATATGACTGCGAGCAGTGAATTGCCAGTAGATGCATATACAATTAAAAGGTATAGTTATTTTGTTGCTGGTGGAGTTTATTACTCATTTATAAATGATAGTACTTTTAATAAGACAGTTGCGGGTGATCAAGCATTGCAAAATTTTTCTAGTGAAAATATTTTAAGAGAAGGTCAGTATATTGAATACCCACAGGTATTTGCATTAGGAGAAGATTTTGAATCTGTACCATTAGCTGTAAGAAGCAGTGATGATAATGTTGAAATAAACATTGATAGTGATTCAATTGACGTTTATATTCAAGATGTTAATACCGGTAAGGTAGTAGAATTTACTGAAACTTCTAGTTTATTTTTAGAAGGTCCAGACTCTACAGTTTATGAAAAAAGATTGAATGAAAACGGTGTTTATGAATTTAAATTCGGTAATGGTGTTTTCGGTAAAAAATTAAATGAAGGTGATAGTATTTTAATATACTATATTCAAAGCTCGGGTAATATTGGGGTTATTTCACCTGGTGTTTTAGATGGTAATAATATAAATTTTTATACTACACCAAGATTTACACAAATTAGTAATGACATTTACAATAATACTTTTAATTTTATTACAGTTAATCAGATACCTTTTTTAAGTTTTTCAAATACATTACAATCGACTGACCCTGTAGAAAAGGAAGACGTTGAAAGTATTAGAAATAATGCTTCAAAAAACTTTCAACTTCAAAATAGAATTATTACGCTAAAAGATTATAATAATTTTCTTGAAACTAATTTTTCCCAAATCCTTAAATCCTTCAATGTTGTTAATAATGATGATTACGTTGATAGTTATTTAAATTATTTCTTGAATATCGGTTTAAATAAACCAAATGACGATGGTAGGGTTTTATTTAACCAAGTTAATTTCAATTCTATCAATCAAGCAAATAATGTTTATTTATTTTTAGTATCGAAATTTAACAATGTTGATGTTAATGATAATCTTAATTATGTATCGACATCTCAAAAATCATCTATAGTTAATTCTTTTCAAGATCAGCAACAGGCTAATGTAAATATTGTACCTGTTGACCCTGTTTATACATCATTCAGTTTAGGTGTAAGAACCGGTGAACCATCAGAAACAATTACTAAAGATATATCTGAAGAATCATTTTTAGTAATAAAAAGAGATGTTTTAAGTAATACTAGTACCCAAGCTTTAAAAGAAAGAATTAATAATATATTTGTAAATTATTTCGAAGCTTTAAACCTCGGTGATTTGGTAAGTTTAAAAGAATTAAGTAATCAAATTTTTAGTGTTGGAGGTGTTGATGATATCCGTACAAGGAGAATCACTAATAAAGTAACAGTTAATGAAGTCGAAGGTATTAATCTAATTGTATATAACCCTATATACCCACAGAATGATATAGAATTAATTTCAAGTGATTTATTATTACCATTTTTTAAATACCCGTATTTAAAAGGTAAATCAATATTATCTAATATTATTATAGAGAATTCATAATATGTCGTACAGTTTCAATAAAGACTACAGCGCATTATCAGGTATTGCAGTACCTTTGGATATATATGATAGAAATTTCAATCTAGCTTTATCTAATACATCATCTACCTCTATCACAGGTAATTGTATTTATTCAGGTAAATTAGGAGGAATTTATGCTGTACCAAATTTTTTAACTGCTGATCCTACTATTTCTGATACTGACTTTTTTATAGACTTTGGCGACGGTACTATAGTTGAAAATGATTTATCTGCATTTCATGAATATAAAACATCCGGTAATTTCCCCATAACGCTAGTTGTAACTTCGAGCGCTGGTTATCTTTTTAAGTCGCAAGATAATTACATGCTAAATGTAAAAGACCCGGTACCTGATAAAATTTTTATATCTCAAGATAATACTCAACAAAATGAAAGTGAAGGCACGGTAAAATTTTTTATTACTAGATTTAACACATTAAACACATCTAGAGCATTATCTGCTAATAATTATAAAATAGATTTAAGTGTTAAAGGTAATATTTCACCCCTACAATTAGAAAGTGAGTATTTAAATAGTAAGGACTTTCAATACAAAAATAGAAGTTTTTTCTTTACTTCACCTGATTCAAATTTCAAAGTAATAGATGGTGTAGAAACCAGTAGTGATTTTATTTACGGTAAACTTATATCAGGTCAATTGCAGGTATCGACTACTTCTGCTGCTGATACATTTCTTTTAGGTACATCTGGGTTTGGAACATTTCATTATTACGAACCAAGTTTTTTTTTCTAGAACCCTTTTTTAGTCTATCAGGAAATAAAAGAGAAGTTAATGAAGGTGGTTCTGCTGTAATTAGTTTGGATACGCAAAATGTTGAAGATGGTACAATCATACCATATACCATTACAGGGGTTGATGAGTTAGATATTGAAGAAAGTTTAACAGGTCATTTCACTATAAATGATAATACATCGTTTATAACTTTAAATATAGCAGAAGATTTACATACTGAAGGTGATGAATTATTAACCTTGACCCTCGATAATGGTAGAAGTAGTTATAATCTATTAATAAGAGATACTTCACAGTCCCTAGTATTATCATATGCATCAACTTTAGATAATTTTTCCCTTAGTGGTGTAATAACTACAGGTTCATCAACAACATATGCATCAACTTTAAATAACTTTTCTATTGCTGGATTAGGGCCTCCTATGCCTACTACTCAATTATATGCATCAACTTTAGATAACAGTACTATTGCACCAGAAGATATCGTTAAAAAATATGCATTTACTTTAGATAACAGTACTATTGCACCAGATATCGTTGAAAAATATGCATCAACTTTAGATAACAGTACTATTGCACCAGAAGATATCGTTAAAAAATATGCATTTACTTTAGATAACAGTACTATTGCACCAGAAGATATCGTTAAAAAATATGCATTTACTTTAGATAACAGTACTTTAGCACCACCGGTGGCAGTGAAATATGCATTTACTTTAGATAATAGTACTTTAGTACCAGATATCGTTAAAAAATATGCATTTACTTTAGATAACAGTACTATTGCACCAGATATCGTTGAAAAATATGCATCAACTTTAGATAACAGTACTATTGCACCTTAAATTAATTGTAATTTATTAAATAATATTATGATTGCTCTAACTAAAAGTGGATATAAAAAATTTATCGAAGGTACTCTACATATATCAACTGATGTAAAAGTTGCTGTGCTAGCGACAGGAATAACTAATAATACGTTTACAACATCTAACGTAAATACGTATCGTTCTTCTGCTAATACAAATTTACCTGAATACTCGATTGATGATTTTTCGTTAAATTATATACCATATTCTAACGAACTGTTAGTTAGAGGGCAGGTAAATATTGATACCATGGACTTTGTTGCAGGTGGTGATACACCTATTGGCAAGCAAGCAGCAGTAATAGATACTACTGATAACGATGACGTTATAGGTATGATTTTTCTTTACCAGGATGCTGATCCCATCACATATTCAGCATTAAATTCAGCCCCTGTTAATATTGATTATAGAGTTGGGGGAATGTCAAAACTTCAATTTAAAAATCGGTATAATCAAGTCGCAGCCCGTTATAAGATACTTGGAGGGTCAACTTCTACTAACTATGCTGACACCTTCCCACAAAGTTTTACAAAATTACCAATTTTCGACAGTACTGTTACATCTAATATGTTAACTGATTTAAAAATAGCATTATTATCTTCTACTACTGGTGATACTTCTACTGTTTTTCGACAACAAATGTTTAATGATAGTAAAACATTGTCATCATTAGATAGTATGGATAGTTCGAGCAGTTACCATTATGTTAGTGGTGGATATACATTCAGAAATCTAGGTATAGGTTCAACGTATGCTTGTTTAACTGCTACTGATTCAACTATCTATATTCCCGGGTTAACAGAAAATAACTCTCGATTTTTTGCAGTTGTATATTTTGAAGATACAAGCATGGCTGGTAATGATGTTATGTCAGATGTATATAAACAAAATTCATATATATTGAGTACAATACAAAACCTAGACGTGACCGATATTAGATTTCCTTTTAAGCAGTCTGTTATTATTGATGCATTTTTTCTAAATGGAGTTGTTGACGACAACAGAGAACAGAGTGGTACCCTAGCACTCAATAATGTAGTAGGACCAGGGTTTACTAATAGTAATTTAAATGATGATTTTACTACTTAAAAAATGCTATAATTTTTTAAGTTCTTTTACCTCTTTACCTAATCTCTTTACCTCTTCAATTAATACAGGTATTAGACCGATATAGTCCACTGAAAGATAACCGTCATTAGTTTCATGAACTAAAGTCTTATCTATTTTATAAAGATCCTGTGCAATAATACCTTTTCCTTTACCTGATCTTTTTGATCTTTCATTCCAATCAAACTCATAACCGGTTAAACTATTAATATAATTAGTAGATTCAATAGGTAATAAATTATCCTTTAATCGATTATCAGATGTACTGAATGCTATAATATCCTCTGTAGATCTAATAGTACCGGTTACAGTTAAATCTCCGTTTATACTGGTATCACCGGTAATATTAGTATCCGCTAAATTTGAAATCCCAGCAACGTTAATGGTATTATTAAAACTTATTGCACCGTTAAATACACCTGTACCATTCAATCGAAAATTAGTCCCGGTCAACCCTCCAGTTATTGTATCACCGGTAACATTTAAATTATTATCTACCGTAGCACTACCTTTAACACAAATATTATTATTTGTTGTTATATCACTACAAACTAACAATGCTGTACCGACTGTTAATGAACTATCGAATGAAGATGCATTTGATGTTGTACCTAAACTTAATGCAGTGTTATTACCTAAACCATCTGTTATTCTATTAGATGTAGATAGAGAATTATTATCAAAAGTTTTTAGTAACCCTTCATACGTTTCATTAATATTTTTTCCTAATAAACTAGCCATTATTTACCTTCCAATGTTTTAATTCTATTATTTAAACTTTTAACTTCTTCAATTAGGTATGGTATCAATTTTAAATAATCTACCGATAAATAACCATCTTCATTTTCTCTAACCGCTGATGGTATTAATTCTTTAACTTCTTGTGCTATAACACCAACACCTTCACCTGTTTTACCAGACTTTTCATCCCAATCATATGTATAACCATTTAAACTATTAATAATATTATTCGAATCATCAATTTTAATAATATTGTTTTTTAACCTTTTATCAGAAGTAAAGAACGCTGTTATATCACCGGTCGCGTTAATAGTACCATTAACATTTAAACTACCATAAACACTTGTATTACTACAAATTGTCGCACCTCCTTTAAGAGTGCTTGTACCTTCAACTGTTATATTACCACAAACGTTAGCATTAGAATTAAATGTAGCTGGGCATGTAAAATTTGCAATATGTAAATTTGTCACACCACAAATTGTATTAATACCAGATTCTGCAATTACAGTAAGCTGATCTTCTATATACACACCACCATTACATACTTCAAGCAATTTACCATTTGTAAAATTACCATCTTGACCATCAATTATTGTAGGGCCGGTTATTTTCGCTCCAGCATTTTGTATACCGATTCCTAATGAAGATGCCTGGCCATTACCATCAGTTAAAAGTGCAAGTGCATTTGGACAACTAGTTCTATTAGGGTTGCTAATTACCGCAGGCTGGTTTCTATCACCACCAATTGTAAACGGTAAGATATCATTATCTGCTATTTTTATTAAAGCAGGGTAAGTAAATGCTATAATTTCGCCACCTAATCCAGTTATACTAGCCATATATATTATTTATCTAATATAACTGTCTTAGAAGGTGGTATTCTTTCACCTCTTCTAATTGTTTTAATTACATCTATTAATTTATTTTGGTAATTAAAAATATTTATCAATACTCTATTTAACGTGTTACCGTTTAACGTTTCATTAATACCAATAAAATACTGCTTCTGATCAGTTAAATTTAAACCTTCTTTATCATCGTAACTCATTTCTATAAAGTCTTTGAATCTCAAATAACCTTCTGTAACCGTACCTACAGTATCAAACTCTGCTAATATTTGTTTATTTAAATTTGAGCTTAGAAGATTTAAATTATATAAGTGTCTATATAATGTAGAATTTAACGAAATATTATTAAAAAATTCATCATTTATAAAAATTTCACTCTTTTTATAGAAATTAGGTGTTTTTGTATTCAATAAAGAAACAGTATCATTATTTTCTTGGAAACTCATTATTCTCCTATTAGTCCATAGCAATAATTTATCTTTATTTTCTACATTACTACCAATGATATTTAGACCACCTGGAGGTAATGTAAAAATATCAAAATCTGGTAAATCATCCCATTCAACTTTATATGCAGAAAATTTATCAAAAACAGTATTCCATAAACTAACGGAATCAAAAGTTACATCTATTGTAAATCTTTCTATTAATTCACTTTGTGAATTTACAAAATATTTGTATATATTTTTATTTGTTTGTAGATAATAGATATTACTATCGTTTTCAGAAAAAACTATCTTTCTCGGTTCTTCAAAAGCTTGTATTAATGGTATTTGAAATTCAAAAGGATTTTTTGTAAATGTATATCTATCCACCTCATTAAAATTATTAGCATCTAAAACGATTACAATAAATGTTTTAGTTAAAACATATAACAAGTCAAAGGTATTATTATATGTCATACTAATAAATTCATTTTCTGTGAAAAAATTAGTATTAGCATATTTTATTTTAAACACAAATTCATCACTAAACTTTTTAATAGTGTTATCGATTTCATCAAAAACGAAAATATTTCTATTACCATATTCTATGTATGAATTACCGTTAAAGTTAGTATCTGAATTACCTTCACCGCCGATCGTATCTAATAATTTAATTTTTCGAACACCAGTTCTATCTTTATTAACAATAGTCTTAATATCAGTTTTTAATACTTGTTGTCTATCTCTATCATTAATATATAAAACATTATTATTTTTATCTGCAGCAATACTTGTTATATTTAAAAATTTAAGTTGTTCATCAAGCCCTAAACCATCAGCACTTAAAACAAGATCAAATTTTGTATTATTTCTGTCAAGTTGATATGTAAATAAATATGAACTTGTACTAATAAATAAACTATACTCATCTGCAGATTTAGTGCTTTCTATCGTAACGGTATTTAAATTATCTGTATATTCTAATTGCTTATTATAACCTGATAAAGATACTAAACTAGGATCGAGACTTCCAGATATAAATCTAACATTTGATTCTACCCATTCCCATTGTGTACCGTTAACGGTACTTGATAATATAGCATATCCGTCAAATGTATCTGGTACTAAAGGATCTTTGATATTGTTAAATCTATAAAGATCGATAAAATTTTCATATAAAAGATTTAACTTAAAATTAATCGAATTTTTATTTATAATTTCATTAGGTTTAAAAATTATATCATCCAATGTATATGATGGGTTCAATGGGTTAAAGATAGATCTATCAAAAAACTTCGTCGAATTTATTATATCTGTGTTAATATTCTCAACTATTGATAATTCATCTTGTTGTAAATCTTTTGTTTTATAAAAAATGCCATCCTTAGAATTAAAGTAACCGGTGTAATATACACCATCGAATGCAAAGTCTCCGAGGTCTGCAAAACCTATTTTTTTCGACGCAGTAATTTGTTTATATTCATCACTTGACTGATTGATTAAATCTTGACCTATATAAAAATTTGTTGATATTTCATTAACTGACATAATATTTTTAATCTACGTTATAAACTAACTTTTGCTGTGATGGTGTTATTACCTTTACTGTTTGTTCTAGATAATCTTTTAATTGACCTTTAACATCATTATTTATGCTAATATCTTTAATGTTAACTTTAATGTAATTACTAACATTGCCTGGTATATTGTAATTAAACAAAGTATCAATTTCTTCTGTTTTATTTCTTGTAGCGCTAGGTATTCTAAAATATAATGGATCGATTGATTTTGTCTGTAATTCTAAATAGTTAATTAAACTAGTATCAAAAGAAGTATTGTGGATCTTTAAATTCTTTAATATACCACCTTTACTATTGTAAGATATATCTGTAACAATGTTATCAATTGGAGTATTGCGTATATTTTGAGTATTGATAAATAGTTCCGGGTAGATTATCTTATCTATTGGAATTAAATTTGGTTGAAAAGTAATATCTCCAATGAATATACCATTATTGTAGAGTCTTATAACACCACCATTAAGATCAAAATCTAAATTAAAATAGTTTTTAATATCAAGATTAGGTACTTCAAAAATAATTTCTACATTAGATATATCTTCAGAATTAATTGGCACTGTAATTCCGTCCCAGGCACTTAATGATTCTGCTGGGTTATTCCAATTAAATGAACTATATCCGTTAGCAGTAAGAGGTGGTCCTGCTTTATTCCATTCTTCAGTTAATATTTTAACATCTAATAAGGAATTAAGGTTAAATTTAAATACTAATTTATCTCGGTATAAATTATATTTTTCATCAATTGCATAGTAACCTGTGGGATTTATATGCGTTATATTATTACTAAGTTCGTCAAATTTTGTAGTTAAAGACCCATTAAAATTAATTATATCAGTATAATCTTGTATACTGAATCTTCTATTTATATATATACCATTTAGATATATCGAACTTAAAGTTGGTGATGTTGTAAAAATAGTACCTGGTATATTTTCATTAGCAATATATACCATCTTTTCAGATACATCTATACCGGTGATTGGTAATGAATAGGTTTTTTCTAATACACCTGTAGTAGCATTTATTTTATCAACCACAATATTTGAAGATAAGTCTCTTGCAAATGATAAGATTTTTAATTGATTATTTTCTTCTATAAAATCTAATTTATAGCCTTCAGCTACATCATCACTTAATTCAAAAGCAGATAGTTTAAACCTTTCTGGTGTAAACTCTTGAACAAAACCTTTACTTGCTGATAAATTAAAATATTGTACAAATAAGCGGTTTTGAACCGATTCGATATCATAAATTACCGAATCAATAGAATCTAAAATAGGGTCTTCGAATCGTGATGCTTCTAGTACATCAAATATAATACGTGCTCTACCATCTTGATTAAAGGTAAAAAACTGTTCAAATGCTGGGTTTGTGGCTGAATATGCTTGTATTAATGTAAAAAAATCTTGATCGAACGATCGATCTTCAATAACTCCACCGCTTAATATAGCTGATAGTGGGGTACCGAGAAACGCTTCACCTGGTATAAATTGTGTTGAAATAAATCTATTAACATTTTCTAACGAACAAGCTACTTCATCGTTAAGTTTTTTAGGTGTATTTCCAATTAAAAATCTATATCCAGAATTTTCCGGGATTAAACTTTGATATGACGCTGAAAAAGGATCAGATTCTAATTGAAAATTAAGTGCTATATCTTGTGTAGCTACTAAGTTATTTAAGTCTAAATTAATAATAGGCCCGTCTGTTATGTATTCATTAGTGAATATAAGTACATTATTATAACCGTAAAATGTTCTACTCTTATATGATTTAATAATTTCCGATATGAGTATATTATCACCTTGTTGATCTAATGGTGTTCTTTCAAGTAATATTTCACCAAAGTAATTAGTTTTTATTAATTTATTATCACATACTAAAATAAAATTATTATTCTGTTCAATATAAAGAACATCTAAAATATTTGCAGTACTTTCATAGGTATTAGCTCTTAATAATTTAAAATTATTATCGTAAATATAAAGTATATTTCCTTGAGGTATAAAAATAAACGGGGTAAAAAAGAAGTTATTCTTTAATGCAAAACCATCTTCATATAAATTACCAAATAATTGAAAAGAATTTAACGATGATAATGTATCTAATTCTAATTCAAAACCTATATTAAAATCTCTATTAGGTATTGATTGTATATCTAAATTATCGAAACCTTTTATATTATTAAGATTTATTTCTTCAATATTTTGTAATTGAACTGAAGATGTAGTAATTGTAAATGTATCTTTTAATAATCTATCTTTTTGACTATCAATATATTCATTAATTTGTTTATCATTAATCCGTTGATATACATACGATGCACTTGGTTCAAAGGTAAGATTGCTTACTAAATCATAATATATTAAACTAGATCCATTATTTTTAAAATATTCTGCAGCTTGAGTTGTACTATTGAATATATTCGATTGACCTGAAAAGGGTATTGTATATGATTCGTCATTTGGAATATAATATCTATCATACCAAATACCTTCTTCAATACCATCACCTTTTAACCATGTACATAAGTAAGAACCAAAAATGTCATTTTGTTGTAAGTCATTAATCGATTGGAAACCTAAAAGATCACCACTTTGTAGCACAAATAAACTTACATCATTTTGTAAAACTAAAAATTCTTCATCTTCAAGAAAACTATTCTGTAGATTGTTTCTATTACTATCTGCAAGTTTGAAGACTTTATCACTAAAGTAAGGATTATTAGCAGCAAATGAACCATTACCAGCTAATCCTGTATCATTAATATTAATTTTTCTAAAAGGGAATAGATTATCTGGCATTGTAAATGCAGTAAAATCTTTTGAACCTATTTTAAATTCACTATCAAAAAATGTATAATTTAATGTTATATTATCGAAATCCTTTTCTTTACTTTTTTGGTTAGTAAAATTTTGATATTCTCTACCTCTATATTCTTTATTATCTTCTGCATCTTCTGCACCTGGGCTGTATATAATATTATCACTTGATATATGATTTTTAAGGTTGAAAAAATTTAAATTAGTATAAGTTTTTTTTTCATCTGAACCAAAAATAATAAAGTTATATAGGGTATTATTTTTATCGATTAAATTAAAAGTAAATTCATCATGTTTTGTTTTTTGACCATTAAATGCTTTTAAATCGAGTGGTGATATATCGTCAATTATTTTATAAACTTCTAAATATAAAGTAGTAATACCACCGTTTTCATAATATAATTTTATACTACCTAAAGATGAAATTGAATTACTAAACGAATTGTATACATGTGAAAAATTATCTAACTTTAAAGTGTTATCTGTTTGATACGATGAATAAAAGGTATCTGAATCCCCGTCACCGAAATCAACATCTGCTCTATAAAGACTTAATCCGTTTGAAGATTGTTCAATGTTCTGTAAATCAAAATTAATATTCTTTGTACCTGAATATGCAAAAGTTATAGTTCTATCAAAATTGTCAACAGGGAACGACAATGAAGGAATAATTAAATCACTACCACCTGTTAAAAAGTTAAATGAACCTGGTAATTGCGCTATAGATGTTACTTCTTCTATTACACTTGAAATATCTGAATCGTTAAAGTTGGTAAACATATCATTACTCAACGGTATAACTTTATTATTGATAATTTTATAATTAAAATAATGAATTGCTATTGAATTATTTTTTCTTAAAAATGTCGTTGTTAAAATAAATGAATTATCATAACTATTGTAGTTTAATTCACTATTTATAATTTTAGTTAACGATACTTTTATATTAGATATAATACCATAACTTTCTAGAAAGTTAAAACTAAATGTGTCGAGAAAATAACTAGATGGTTCTGTATTTCGGGTGCTTATCTCATCTATAATTTTTTTACTAGTATCGTACCTATATAGTTCATAATAAAAAGTATTATTGCTAGATAGATTCTCACCTGATAGGCTTATATTAAATTTATATATAGAATTATTTTCATGACAATCTTTTGTTATAAAGGAAAGGTCTGGATTAACCACATCTCTTTTAATTATCAAAGGTGTGTTAACTTGTTCAATAAAGTTACCATCATATTTAAATGTATCGATAATTGAATATGTGCTTAGATCAAAACTAAATGTATCATCATATACATTAATATCTAATATATCTGAATTTATAATTTGATTATATAAAGTGTTATTAAATTTAAATTTATCGTAAATAGTTTTGAAATCAGAAGCTGATAAAGGTACTAAATTTTTATTAACTACATCTTTAATATATATTTTTTTAAAGCTATTTACTTTATCACTAAAACCGGATAGTTGTTCAATACCATTACCATATCTATTTTCAGATATATCAACAGTATTACCTGATTCAAATGCAGCATCTTGTATAACTGTTATATCAGATGAATTTTTAATTACCCCTTTATTAGTTATAAATTGAATATATTCGTTACCATATATATCTGATTCGATTTTATCAATAGAACCATAATTAGTTAAATCAGTTATCGAATCAGTAAAAGTACCATTATTAGTTATATTGATTCTTCTATTTTCAACAGTTTCATAAGAATGAAAATAGTGATTTCTTTCATCAGCTTTTACACATGTACGTGAAGAAGAAGATGAAATATTTTTATAACTACTTTTATCGAAATAGAAGTTAAAAGGGTTATCTCTTTTTGTATTACTTAAATTAACTATATCACCATATTGGTTTGGGTCAGGGAACACATAAACAAAATTATCTTTTAATTCGGGTTTTATTTTTCTTATATACTCACCATCAACTCTTAAAATAGAAAATTTGGTAGGGTTGAAATATAAACCTATTTCTCTTTCGAAACCTGATGGGTATACTTCTTTAGCTAAGATTGAGGCAAAATTAATGTTAAAGAAATTTTTGGCTTTATTTTTAGCTTCAAACAATCTACCAGAAACGTAATCCGTTTCTGTTGTACTTAGATAATAGTAATCAGTACCTACTAAATGTTCGGCTAGCTCAGCTTCATATAAAACTCTATATGTATCGGTATCAGTAGTAATTTTATAATCAATAAAATCGTCTCGCTGCAATAGTGAAGTATTTACTTCATTAAATTCAACTACTAGTTTGTAAGGGTTAAGTTCAGTTAGAGTAATATTATTATCATTTAAAACTTGAACCAAAGCTTTATCAATATCTAGGAATGCATTTGTATTTATATCATTAGTGATATATGTTTCATTTACATCAACAGTATCAGGATTTACGTCAAAATAATCATTAAAAGTGTCATAACCTAATTCAACGTCAATTCTTAAAGAAGATAAAGAAACCACATCACCGGTATAATCAGGGCTAGTAAAAAAGTTAGCTATATTATTTCTAATCTGATCTTTAACGCTTAAATTACTTCCTTTACTTTGTTTCTCTCTTAACTCTCTTTGAAAAGTGTTTCTTTTTTGTCTATAATAGTTTAATATTTCAACAATTTTATCTCTATAAAAGGGTATAATTTTTGTAAGAGAATCATCATCATCTAAATCGATGGTATTGAAAAATCTTCTCTGCTCCTGAGTAGAATATTTCAATGTCAAATCATTAAAAAAGTTTTTATAAATTGCCTTTATATTTAGAGAATTATCTTTATTATTTTCGAAATCAGTATTTTTCCATTTTTCTAAATACTTTTTATATTGATTAAAATTTTCTAAATCATTATTATCAATAACCTTCACATAGTTAAGATACTCGATAAAGTTAAAAGGTTTATCGACATCGAATTTATCATCAGATAAAGTATTAGTTATACTATTATTAACTACATATTCTGTAAATTTAATCATCTTCTATAATATTTAATATGGGGTATAACTATTGTTATTCTTCTTCAGTACCTACACCAGCTACACCAGATAAAGATTCTGCATACGTAGCATCTATAGTAATTCCAGATTTTAATGTATTAAACTGAGGCGATGCAATAACTCTATTTTCACTATTAATGCCTTGATTTTTAGCTGAATTACGAGTACTTTCATTTGTATCAGTTAATGTAAGTGGTATATTATTAAACGTATGTGTATGTGGATATGTCGTAATAGAATCAGGTGTAGCTGGGGTATTAGCAATATTACCACCGAAAACTGTTATGATGGAACCACCGTATGAACCACCACCTGGTACTGTTGCCCAACCAATAGCTACTCCAGGAACTGTCTGACCTAAAGCTTGGGTCGTATTAGTTACTTGTGTTTCAGCTGGAGCGGTAACATGTTGTAAAAATGCTTCACCTTCAACAGATAAACCACCACCTATAACGACATTATTATTAACACCTAAACTACTATCTATTAAAACCTGTCTTTGTCTTTTATTACGCAACCTTAAAATTTCTGCACTTATATTAACAACTTTACCGTCAATGTTTACTTCATTTTCTGAACCAATGTTGACTTGTTGACCTGCTACGTTAGTTATACTACCTGATATATTAGTTGGTCCGTATGATTTTAAATTAATACCACCAGCACCTACCATAACATTATACCTATTATTAACGTTTAAATTATAAGTGCCGCCTGGTAGGTCTTGAACATCAACATATTCAAGTAATGGTCCAGAATCACTATTAACGTAAGTAGCATTACTACTTACAAGAACTTCGTTATTAACTAATTTACCGATAGGGTCAAATCTCACACTACCATAATCGTTCATTACAGTACCGATATTTTCTAATTTATTTTTACTGATTTCAATTATTTCACTTCCACCGAGACCAAAATCTCTTTCCTTGATCATTAAGTCAGCTTGAATTTTTAAAATATCATCACTTAAAGTTTTATCTTCTGAGTCCCAACTACCATCTTGAGTTGACGGGCTTTTACCATTACCATTAACGAAAGATTTACCAGACTCTGATGGCCAATCTTCGTCGGTGGTTCCAACTTTTAAACCAGCAGGTGATTTAGGATTAGTACCATCTTGTAGAGTTTTTAAATTATCGTCATAAACTGGTATACCTCCGCCTTGCAAAGCACCTGAAATATTTAAACCTGTACCATGGTAAAATTCTGAATTCTCAAAAGTATTGGAATTATTTAAAGCTAAGTATCGATTAGAATCTGTTACTGGGAAAGTTGCAAATGAACCTATTCTATTTTGCTGAATACTATTAAGCTTTAATATGATATCACCATTAGATTTAATATTATTATCATTTGTTCTTTTGATATCAAACAATTGTTTCTTATCTTGAATAACCCCGTATGCTTGTTTCCACTCATCAAAGAATGCCTCATTTAAGTTACCAATTTTTTTATACTTATCCCTTAAAATTACCTCATCATAATTCTTGCCAGTAAATTCATTTTTAAACCCTTTAACTGTATTAAACTCATCATTAATAACTAACTTTTGATTATTTTTAGTAGCGAGTTCCGAATTAGTATTGTTGTTTAATTCTTTAAATGACCCTGAATAGTGTGTTAGTTTAATCTTTTCATTGTGATCGGTATTGTTTATTTCAAAAGTTCCACCTTTTTGATTTAATACGTATTTGTTCCTATACGTTTTTACATTATAATCTTCTTCAGTAGAACCACTATCATAATTTTCAAACTTACCTGGGTAATCTACTTCATTATCGTATATGCCTTGCCAATCTTCTTTACCGAATGATGTACCTATAATTACAGGAAATTGTGTATTACCGTCTCTAAAAAATACATAAACGTGTGAACCTACACTTGGTATACCGAATGAACCTTTTGCTTTATTTGAATACGTATTAGGTTTATAATTAAAAGAATATGGGTTTATATTATTAACATTGTTACTATTATCACTAAAAGCATCACTAAGTCTAAAATTACTTTGATCGTAAATTTCACCACTCGATGTCGACCCGTCTGCACTTAAATTTGTAAATGAATTAGTATCAGATACAGTTGCTTTATTAGTATAATTATTATATCGTTTAGAAGTGTTTTCACTAGTTAGAGGACAGCTAACTTCAGCCCACGGTAATATGGTTTTTAATTTAGCCATTATAGGTTGCAGCTGACCATCGATTGATTGAAAAAATTTATCTGTATTACCCTCTACCCAATTTTCGTATACAGTTGGTGATAGGTGCGGTACAAATACTTTTACCCTACCTCTTTTTTGAGGGTCATTATTTTGAACTACTATGCCCAAATACATACTATTAAATTCTTTTTCGTTA